ACGCCAGTGGAGGGTCTTGATGACCGATTCCAGGCCGTTCTCGCTCGGGGCGATCTGACACTGCTCGATATGCCAGCTGTAGTCAGGCATTGCGGTAGCCTAGGTAAGAACACTTGCTGCAGTGGACAGCAAGCTGGGGAGGGTCACTTAGCAGCATGGAATACGGATTTGTGTCATATAGCTCGCTGCTGCACTCCGGGCAGGCAATGCCCGTCGGTTTTGGCTGCCTGAAATAGGGAGTGCCGGAGCGGCTGCGGTTGTGGTCGTCCAGCGAAAGCAGCTCAGTCACGGAAGGAGACCTCCTCAAGGGGTGCGGCTTCGGTCAGTTCGACCTTGGCCAAGAACTGGTTAAGCCGGGTACCGGCGAAGTCGATCAGGGCAGGATCGCTGCTGCAGCGGGCAGCCACGTAGGTTGTGATCAGTTGCACAAGCTCCTCTTTCATGTGGTAAACGTTTCCTGCACAAACCCTAGCCCGAAGTGGGCATCCAAAAACTTCATCATCTTCTCCATGTCGATCCGCAGCCGCTTGCCGGTGGTGGTATCCGTGGAGTCATAGATCCACTCGTTGGTTTCGCGGTCGTGGGGTGACAGCAGTGTGGAGTTGCCTGCAGCGTCCATGACGCGGCACTCGCCAGATGCGGAATACAGGCTGACGCCATTGGTCAGAGTGCCAACCGGTGCGGTGCCGTTGAACATGACTAGCTGGTTGGTGCCTTCTGTGGTAGCGCGGTTGGCGGTGCCGCCGATTTTGAAGTTACCTGTGCTGGTGAGCCTTGCCCGTTCTGCGCCGGCCGTGTGAATCTGCACGTTATCGACAGTCGCGGCGCCCGTCGTGCGCACCAGCCGGATGCCGGTGCTTTCCGAAGAGTCCGCGTCGTTTACAGTCTGAATATCAAAAACAGAGCCAAAGGCCGAGCCGCTCCACCGGGAAATGGTCCGCCAAGATTTCGCGTCGGTGCTGGAATCAGTCGTGGTGTAGTAAACCGCCACAAACCTTGTGTTTGTTAGCTGCAAATCTCTCCGGGTAGAGACAGCCGCTGTGCTAGGGGTAGCCCCAACCCCTACCCTTTGGCTGCTATCGACGTATAGACACCCTACGCCACCCGTGCTCACCGCCACCGTGCTGGTGTCTGGATAGAACAGGCCCGTCGTGCTGCTCCCAACCGGCCGCAGCGCCGGAGCACCAGCAGTCCCCAGCGGCACCGTCACCGCAGAATCAAACGTGGCCACACCCGTCACGTCCAGCGTGCCGGGCAAGTCGACGTTGCTGGTCCACTCCACTCCGGTGCCGGCCGCATCGGTCTGCAGCACCTGGCGAGCTGCGCCATCAGCCAGCTTGCTCACGGCGATCTCAGCGCCGGCGGCGATGTTGCTGTTGTCCAGCGCCACCAGTTCCGCATCAATGGCGTCCAGTGCCGACCTGAGCCGTGCAACGTCCGCCTGCAACGTGTTGGCCACGTTGGGCTTGGCCAGGCTCAGATTTGTGGTGCGATCGTCAATGGTTGGCATGGCTTACTCCGAAGTGGTGCCTGCAAATACTCTGCCGGCACTTCCATAGGGGATCGCGTAGGTCATCACAGACTCGGGCAGCTCGCCGCAGGCATTCACGGCGTAGCCGGTGAGGCGCTGCGGTGGGGTCAGCTCGTTGCCCTCTTCGTCGTACTCACCCGGCACAACAACGGGATCCTGGCCGATCTCGTCAATCATCCACGAAAAGGCGGTGCCGTCCTCGCGAATGGTCTGGCCCTGGGTGTTGAGCCGGTCCTCTTCCTCGTTCCAGAACCCCAGCGACTGCGCTGCAGCTACTGCCGTCTCGTGGTTCGGGAATAGCAGGGTGACGTGGTTCATCGGGTCAGGCTCTGCAGAATGGTGTCGCTGAGGCGGCGGGGCCAGTAGGTGATGCGTGTTATTGAGCCGTTCAGCGACGAGGTTCCGGCGTCAAGCATACCGATCCGCATTTGTGAAACCGCAGGCACCGTGCCAGAGCTATCTGTAATGGGGCTTAAGCCATCTTGACTGATCGCAAACGAGTTTGTTTCATAACTTAGGGCGGAAGCAAACAGCACATTGGCAGGTGGATTGCTGCCAGTGCCGACAATCATTGTCGCTTGCCCGACCCCTCCAGTGCTTACAATCCCTCGCACGCTATTGGATTGCTGCCGAATATCGATCCTGTTGGACGAGGTATTATCATTAACGGCCGCAATGCCGCTTGTGGATGTTGGGCTGGAGCTCAGGCACTGTGCATAAAGTGCTCCGCTGAGCTGGTTATACCACCTACTAAAGTTCGCCCCCGTGATCGTCGCAATGTCCGCCGCTCTTGTCGCTGCGCTGCCGGTGGTGATGATCGGGCTGGTGGCAAAGGCGCCAGCCTCAAGCTGAGCATTTGTCACGGTCCCGCTGACGGTAAGGGTCAGCGTTCCAGCAGTAGGGGTGAATGTCACGCTCACCCGGTTAGCCTCACCAGTGCCAGTGCCGCTCAACGTCCCGGTGCTGACTCCGCTGCGCGTGATGCTTCCTGTGCCAGTGAACGACAGCGTGTAGGCAGTGGCTGCCACTGTCACGTTCTGAGTGCTCAGCGTCGCACTGTTGAGCAGCAGATTCGTCCGCGCCTCCTCGATCAACAGCCCCAGGCACCTTCTCGTTACCGGGTCATGGGTGATCCTCGGGGCATCCGTAGCTCCGGTTTGGAGCGTCCCGCTGGCATCCACGAACGTGCCGCTGCTCGCTCGGGTGAACGTGATCAGGTTTTGCCCGCTGATCCGATCGACCATGCCCGAACGGGAAAAATCAAGATCCAGCGTGGGCATCATCCCCGCACGTCGCCACAGGTCATCACGTACCCAGGGCGGCAGCTGCTGACGCCGGGGCCCCAGTGTCATCAGTTCACCTCCCGGCCTAGTTCAATGAAGTGGCTTTCCTGCGCCGAGGGCTGATAGGCCGCGGTCGCCACCAGAATGCCGTACAGGTTCAGATCGGCAGCGTCGCACACATAATCAAATCCGACGTACAGCACCAGCGAGCTGGAGGAATCGCTCCCAGTGCCCTGCGTCGTGTGGCTGAAATCAATAAACCCCAGCCGGTTGGCGCGGTTCGCCCACAGCAGAGGAAACTGAGCGTTGTCGTTGATCGGAGTTGGCGCAGTCCGGTACAGCCACAGCCGGAACGTGGCCGCCGTGACCGTCGTGCTGTTCTTGATGTGCCGCGCGCTCAGGATCCGCCCGCTGCCGCCATTCCCACGCGCCATCCCGGCGAACGTCATCACCGCCGGCGCGCTGGTGCTGTTGCTCACCACGTCCAGCGCCGCATAGATCGCGGTGTCGTTTGGGCGGGTGAAGGTGGCATTTACCCGGTCGTAGTTTCCTTGCTCAAATCCAAGGGGCATGGCGGGGTCCTCCGTCAGGTTTTCTGCAGGCTGATCTCACAGAACACGCCATCATCCAATAGGCGGTTCTCGCGGACGGTGTACGCACTGCCATCCACCGTCATGCTCGCGCCATAGGCCAGGCTCCCAAACTCAGACGCCTGGCAGCGCAACGTGTAATCCGTGCTGATCACCATCCCATCAGCCACCACCAATCCAGGCATATCCAGAATCCCGTAACCGGAAACGGCGCCACTGGAAACAGCGACGCCGAAATCGGTCAGGAAAAGCTCAGGATCGTCCTGAATCGGTGCCATCAGCCGTACTTCCTCAGGCCGTAGCCGTTCACGGAGTACGTGGTCGTGCCGCTGGCCGCGATAGTGCCCACCAGCCGAATGTACCGCTTGAGGTTGTCGCGGTTCAGCGTCATCACCTGTTTTGACGCAGCCTGCGCCACAGCAGTGAAGCCGCCGCCGGTCACATCGGAGAAATCTCCCGATGTGGTGGTGTCAGAGTGCTGAATCTTGGCAGTCATGGTGCCGGAAGCAGCCGCAGCGCCGGAGTCCAGAATGATCTGGATGTCGCCGTCAAAATCGCGCAGGTCGGCGATGTTTGTCGTAGCGCCGGTGAAGGTGCTGGTTTCCTGCCCCAAGGGGTGGAGCACAAAGTGCTGGAGTTTCTCCAGAGTGACGGGGAGAAGTGCCACGGTTAAACCTCCGAGGTAGTGGCTTTGGGTTTGCGACGGCGGACGGTTGGCTTGCGCTCTTCCGCCGTTGGTTCGTCATCCGGCAGAAAGCCAGAATCGGGCTGTTTCGTCAGTGATTGAGACCCTGCCATCCGCGCCTTCCGCAGGCTGACTAGGTAACGGGCGTCCTGCTCAAGGCAGTCCACCACATCACCAGGCCGCACCGCAGTGCCGGCGACAGAGGTTCGAGACAGGATCTCAATCAACATCAGAATCAGAGGGTGTTGTTGCCGCGGCAGAAAAACTCTGGCCGCTTCACCGCGTAATCCACGTCCTGCAGAGCAATAACGCGGACGCCTCCGGCGGTGCTATTCACGTAAGGATCCACTGTCAGATCCAGCCCGGAGAACAGGCCGAGAATCATCTGAGACCACACCCCAAACCACACGTCATTGCTCGCCACCTGATTGGAGCGAACCACGGGGTATCCGTTGACGGTGCCGCCGGACTCCAGCACAAACTGGGCCGTGCCGGTTGCCTTTTCGGTGGTCTTGAAGCCGCCGTAAATCGTGGCCGTTGTGATGTAGGCCATGCTGCCGATGTCGGCATTGTCTGCCGCAATCTCGGTCTCCATCTGCACCAGCTCGGAGTAGATCGGTTGATTGGCGCCGAAGTCCACCGTGTTGATGCCTGTGGTGTGGCGCAGCCCCAGCGGCTGGCTAGTGTTGCCCAGCCCGTAAAGGCCCACCCGGTCAATCTCCAGCGCCAGCACGGTAGCCAATTCGCGGCGCACCATCTGCTCAACGTCAAGGCTGGACTGCAGCATCAGGCGGCGGGAGAAGTCGGTGTAGGCGCCCACCGTCTTGGGCGACATGTTGATCTGGTCAACAGTCGGATTGCTCTCGGTGGGGGCGGCCTTTTCAGCCAGCCAGTAGGCGGTAGCGGCAGCGGTCTGACGGGGGATCGCCACCGGGCCGGTCAATCCGGTCAGCGTGGTAATGCCCACGGCGTTCAGCGCCATCCGGTTCCGCAGGAGCTCAATAAAGCTCTCGCCTTTGTAGTCAGTGGAGACCAGATCGCCGGCAGCTGAAGCGGTGCCCACGGTCAGATCCCGCTGCATCACCTCATTGGGAACCAGAATGCCCTGTGCCTGCCTGCCGGTGCGCTGCTCCACCGCACGGCTCACCTCCAGCTCAAAGCCGGCAGCATCCCGGGCGCGCGCGTCGCCGGGATTGGCCAGAGCGTTGATCGCCCTGACGAAACTGAAGCCCCGGGTCTCTTTATCGGTGAGGCCAATGTTGGCGCTGCTCGCCACGGGCTGGGGGACGACGGGGCTGGCTTTGGGCTGCGCCGGCTGCTTGGCGCCGCGCTCAGCGATCACCGTCAGGACCTGCTTCATCGCGTCCGCCTCGGTGGCGCCGCGCTCGATCAGGTCGGTGGGATCAATTTCATGCTGGCGGCAGATCTTGGTGATCTCTGCCACGCGGGTGCGCTCCTCGGCCGCAGCCTGAGCCCGCACCTCCGCGATGCTGGGGGTGATGTCGTCCATCGGGGGATTGACAGGGTTGGTTTCGGCTGCTGCCGGAGTGCCAGGGTCAAAGGCGCGCCCGATCCCGACTGAATTGTCGGCGGGACAAGCCACGACGCTGACTTCATAAGGCTGCCAATTCGTGGCAACCACTTGCTCGCCGCGATTTTCCGCCTCGGCTATGACATAGCCGGTCGAAATGTTACGGAGTATCCCGTCAGAAACGTCTCTGACGACATCCTCCGCGGCGCTATTGCGGGAGAACTTGACGCGGACCATGCCGCGCTTTTTCTCCCCATCGATCCACGCGCGTTCAACGACACCAATCACCCGGTCGGGGTCGTGGTTCCAGAGCACTGGGGCCCCGTCGTTGAGCCGTTGCAGATCAACGGCGGCAGGATCGTGGCTCAAAACCTCATCGCCGAACCACCTTTTCACGGGCAGCTCAGAGCTGAAGCTGAACTCCAGGCTGCGCTCGTCCTCAAGACTGCGGAATTCCGCTGCCTCAAATCGACGGAGCTGCTTCCCGTTGAGTTCCCGGCTGAGATCCACTATCCGATGCCGTAGACGGTTCCACTGTAGCGGTTCCCTGTTTCTGCGCACCCGCAGCCATCCCAGGCGCACCACCCTGCATATCGTCCGCAGGGTCGGTGGTGAACTTGATGCCCAGCTCAGCCGATCGATCCAATTCGGCCTTGCGTGCCATCAGCAGCTCCTCCAGGTCGCCACCCTGCTCGGCCACGACTTCGGCCTGAGTTTTGAATCCTGCGCGCACGGCCTTTTCATAGGCTTCCGTCTCACGAGAAGGATCCACCCAAGCCCACCCACGCGGCATCCACCGTGCGGCCTGGTAGCGGCGCCGGTTGGTGCTGTAGTCGGGCAGGTCGATCTCGCCCACGGCGACCGCAGCATCCATCCACGCTTCGTAGACGCGGCGGTGCAGGTTGCTGATCAGCATCTGCTGGAGTGCTTTCCAGTTCTCGCGCTCCTCCAGCAGGCTCAGCCGGCTGCTGCTGTAGTTGGTCTGGCTGTAGTCGCGGGAGATGCTTTCGTAGGCCACGCCGATGCCGGCGGCCATGGCGCGCAGCATTGCCCGCAGGAACGGCTCAAACTGCCCATCCGGTGCGTCCAGCTGGGGCACCGTGACCGTCTCGCCCGGGTTGAGGTACTTGAACACCCCAGGCTCAAAGGATGTCACCCGCTCGCCTTCCTGCACCGCCTCGCCGTACAGCTCCCCCTCGGGGCTGGTCACAAACCCCATCAGGCTGGAGCTTGCCCGGGCCCGCACCACCTCGGCCTCCTCATACCCCGCCAGGTGGTGCAGCCGTTTGATCGCCGACGCAAACCAGGTCACTCCACGAGTCTGCCCCGGCCGCTCGGTGATCATCAGATGAATCACGTCAGCAGCAGGCACGATCAGGTGATCCCTGCCTCCGGCCGCCCGGATGTCGCCCGGGTGTTTCCGGAGGAACGCATAGTTCAGCGGGCGGCCCCAGCCATCGACCTGCACGCCCAGTTTCCACTCGCCGCCCTTCATCTCGCCGTCCTTGGTCTCATCCAGCAGGTCCGCCTCGATCACCTCCAGCGCCAGCGGCACCCGTGACTCGCCAAACGGCGCGCGCACCAGACGGATGAACACCTCCCCCGACTCGCACATGCTCGAGACAGCCAGCCGCTCAATCTCTTGGAACGACAGCTTGCCGGCGGTGTGGCACGAATCTGCCCGGGTCCATTCCGCCCAGGCTTCTTCCACCACGTCGTTGATCTGCTGATTCAGCTTCCCGCCGCGCTGCATCCGCACCTGTGCCTGCAGACGGATCCCCGTGCCGATCACGTTGTTGGCCACGGTCCGCACCGCCTGGCGCGCGTAGTCCGAATCCCGCACCAGCTGCCGCGCGCGATTGCGCAACCGCACCATGCTCCCGCTGATCTCAGCATCGGCGCTGGTGCTGGACGTGACCCAGCCATCCGTCAGCCGCGAGATCATCGCGCCGGCATACATCCGCTGCGCTGGCCGCGGGGGCGTGTCGTGTTGCTTGGCTTTGCGTTTGGCCATCAGTTCACCTCGATGCCTTGGTCCCGCGCCGCACCGCCCGGGGGCGGCCCTTTGCCGTGCCATTCCGGGCGCGATTCCGGCTGGCCGCTTCCATCTTGAAGCCACCACCCTTCACGTGGCTCACATCCGCCCCACCTTTGCCCATCACGCCCCGTTTCCGCCGTTCACGCGCCAACTCTGCCCGGTAGCGTTTCTTCCCCGGGCTGGCATTGCGCTCCGTGTCGTACTCCAGCTTCCGCCGATACGCTTCCGGGTGCTTGCGGTAGTAGGCGGCGGATTTCTTCACCGAAACATCGGCGTGAACAACGCCCCCCGCACCGGCCCGGTGGGCGGCTGAAACAGGCTGATCGCCGGCGCGGGCTTCTTCTTGCCGCCCTTGCCCTTGGGCTTCTTGGCTTTCACGGTGCGCTTCATGTGAACCTCACAAAGAGAGAATGCGGATCCCCCAGACCCGCCGCGATCTTCTCAGCCTTCCGCTCACGCGCCACCTGCGCCTTCAGCTGCGTCTCGCGCTGCATCAGCTCCTTCAGGTTCAGCGCGCTGTAGCTCCGGCTGCCGATCGAATACTGCTGCGCGCCGCGGGTGACAATCGCGCGGATGGCGGCCTGGACTGCAGCCAGGTCCACTTCGGCCTGTGATCTGCCATCGAATGCGGCGGGCGTGCCGGTGTAGGCCAGGCTCGCCAGCACCGTAAACGTGCCGGCCCCCACCGTCAGCGTGCTGGTCCCGTCAGTCGCCAGCGCCTGCCAATACCACTGCCCCGCGTTGAAGCCGGTGCTGGTGCCGCTGGTGATCGTGAAATCCCAGCTGCCTGCGCCATCCGCCACACCAACCACCGTCGCGCCCTCGCTGGCGGTGTTCATCCGCAGGTAATACGTCAGCGTCCACGTGGCGCTGTCCAGCGTGTTCCCGGCCTGATCCGTCGTGGGCCCATCCGTCCACGTCACCGTATCCCCAGCTCGGATTTCGGATGGGATATTCATGGGGCCATCCTAAGGCTGCGCAGCCGTATCACCACTGCTTCGCAAACACCCTGCGCGGCTTGGCTGTCCCCTTCACCACCGGCTCACCCTTGGCCGCGGCCTCCAGCTGGTCCCAGACAGTGCGCGCGTCGTACTTCCGCAGGTGCAGCCGCAGGGCGGCAAGGCTGTACACGCAAACGTCCAGCGCCTCGTTGCGTACCCCGCTCTTCAGCACGTACTCCGACACCGGCAGGCCGTTTCGGGTGTAGCGGGTGAGCTTCCGCTCGCTGGTGAGCTGCTTGAAGTATTCCTCGGTGCCGGCCTGGCCGAAGTGCTGGAAGCCCGGGCCTGGGTCGTTGTGCCGCAGCCGAGCAAACAGGGTGTCCTTGATCGAGTCGGTGCCCACCATGTAGACCGTGGCACCCTTCTTCAGGATCTTGCCCCGGTAGTTCAGGTCAACTTTCGACCCACGGCCGATCGGTGGTGCGCCGCGCCGGCTGCTGCCCTTGATCGCCACCACCCCATGCGCCGCACGCTCCCGCGCGTACTGGTACACCTCGCCGGTGTGATGGCCGCCGGAGTCCACGCACGCCTGCACCACCTTCAGCACCCGCTCACCCTGCGGATACTCGCCCAGCAGCAGCACGTCGAGCTGCTTCCACACCTCCGGCCGGGCAGGATCGCCCCAGACTTCGGTGTGATCGATCAACCAAGACTCCTCATCCCGGCCCCAGCCCCAGATGCTCACCGCCAAACGGTTGTCCTGCACGTCCACACCAGCCGTCAGCAGCAGCACGCCTTCAGGCACCACGCCGCGGTCGTAGGGCTCCACCCGCTCGAGCAGGGCATCGGCGCTGATCTGACTGGCCGCAGCCTCATCCCACGTTTCCGCCAGGACCGTGTTCACAAAGGTCTTCAGCATCGGCGCGTCGTTCTTCGCACGTAGGAAGTCCTCCACGCACTCGCGCCAGGACTTCCATCCGAGCGGGGAATACAGCGCGCTCAAATGGAATCCGGCGGTCTTGCCATCGCCCGGCGCCGTGGGTCGCCACTCACCCGCGGCCAGCATTCGCCCCTTGTGGATCTCCGGGAACCGCTCCCGGCAGTGCTCGCATTCGTACTGCACCGTCTCCGGACGATCCTTTTCCCACTTGAGCTGCCGGAACTGGAGCCACTGCATCCCGGCGCAGTGCGGGCAGGGCACAAAAAACCGCCGCTGATCGCTGATCAGGAATTCCGCCTCGATCCGGCAGGATCCCGCCACGGTCGGCGTGCTGGTCATCAGCACCTTCCGCCGGGCAAACGTGGTCGTGCGTCGCTCCG